TTCAAATGCCCTTACATCTATGTCTGTAGGTGCGGTTGCTGGTGTAGTACCGTCATACGCATAAAATATAGCATTCGTAGTTGTTACTGCCGAAGTGTGCGAGAAGTTAATTTTTAGTGTAGCTTCTGCGTTTGTTATTGCGTCAATGTCTTCTGTACCGTCACCCCAGTCTGCTTGTGAATCACCACTAGTACCACCCGATTGTGAAATGAACTTCACATTGTTAGGTGTATTGCCAGACGAATCGTTAGCACCCACACTACTTTCAACGTGTGTACTATCGTTATACGAACCTACCGTAATGGGGCTACCAAAAGTAGCACCTGCAAATTGTATTTTGTCGGTTGCGTCTATTGTTGTAGGGGTTGCACCCTGCAATTGCCAAGTAAATGAAGCCAATTGTCTTCACCGCCTTTCAAAATAAATTAAATACTTTATCTTTCATTTTAGTTATTTCTTGTAATGCTATGTCTTTTTCCATATCTTTTTTAACCGCATTTTGTACCTGCGTGACAAAGTCTTCCCACTTAATTACTCCCTGTTCAGTTGATATTCCAAAAGGTTTATACCAAACATTATCACCAGATCTTATTTCAACAGACACCACGCCACGTTTGTTAGCGGTATCCATTTTTATATCAACTATTTTAGCGGTTACGTTGCTTAACTTTTGTTCAAATGTTAGTTTTGCCATATATGTTAATTATATCACCTGCTACCAGTTTTTAGCAGTACCTTTCTCTATTTGTTCCTGTACTTCCCTTACTGGTTCTTCGTATCTTTTATCATCATCAAACTGTTCCTGTAAGGTTTTTTGGTGGATAATTGTGTACTCGGTATGTTCGGTGCGTTGTTTACCGTCTTCCTCTGGGTTTCTACGCACACGCACCCTACAATGTATTTGTGGCGGGAACATACTATATTTCTTTCTTGTAAGGCGTAGCTGGTCATCTTTGGCGGGGTGTACTACATTTAATACTTTAGGTTCAATAGGTGTGTTTTCACCGTATATCCTTACTAAAAATACATTTTGCCTTTTCAACCAGTACCCGTCTACATCTGGGTTTTCAACTAACTCGTGCATCTTTTCAAAAAATGTTTGTTCGGCTATTTCGTCGGGGTCAAGGTACAATATCCAATCAGTATTTAGTCTATCTGCACACGCCTGTTTGCTTGGCTCACTATAGCCGTGCATTTTGTCCTGCCAAATATCAAACGGTATTTTACTGTTTTTTTGGTATTCCTGTAATATTTCCCACGTACCGTCATCTGATTGCTGGTCTGCTACACAAACCGCATCTACAAAAGGCAATGTATAGTCTAAAAAGTTCTTTATTCTGGTTGCTTCATTACGCACAACCATCATTAATCCTATTGTTTGCATATATTTTTTATTTCTTTCGGGTGTGAACCCGAATACCTTTCTGTGCTACCACCACCAGCAGTCCATTGTGTTTCTTGCCCCTCTTTCCAATCAGACCAAGTATCTTTAACTGTTAGCTTTGTGTCACGTGTGGCATAAAAGTCCAGTTTGGCTTTTATATCCTCAACGTCTTTCATAGCACCGTAATGGTGTAACTTAATACTATTATCTAATACTCTGCCGTATTTGTCACCTATACGTGTACCACTTACAAGTGTTGGCTCACTTGCGTGTTGCTTGATTTCCAGCCCTTTTTCGGCAAACCTAAAACATCTAAATAGGTTACTTTCCCACTGGCTACCTACGGCTATCATATCCAACGACTTCCAAAAATGTAAATGCTTAAAATAAATAACACCCGCATTGGGGTTTTCACGCATTTTCTTAACTAATTTACGCCAATAATAATCACCCCACACTTCGTCCCCATCAACAAACAATCCCCAACCTACTTGGTCAGCTAAATCAATACATCTTTGTCGCAATGCTTCCTTACCGCTAACCCAACCCATTTGCTCGTATATTATCTTATTCGGATATTCTTCCATTACCTTGCGTATTTCCTTTTCAGTATTATCAACACTTAAACCTTTTTCATCGGCACGTGGGTAACGCCTGTCAGCACCCTCAACCACAATTACCTTATCTACTTCTTTACGCTTACACACGGCACGTAATGATGCACCTATGAACTTTTCTTCGTTTAAGACAATAAACATCGGGGTTATCTTTAATTCTTCGTTTTTATTTCTAATAGGTTTAACTATATTTAATAGTTTATCCTGCATAACCTCAAAATAATGGTCTGTTTTAGGTGTAAGTGGTTTGCTACCAATAGCAAGTCCTAACTTGTCTTGTAGTTCCTGTTTATCAAAGCATTTTGCCTTATACATACCCTCATCGTTGTAAATATCATTTATAGCCGGTAAGTCGTAACAAACAACAGGTATGCCCATTGCCCGTGCTTCTGTAGCCCACATACCAAAACCCTCAAAATGCGATGCTGATAACACGCACTTGCTTTGGGCTAATAACTTGAACTTTTCTATGTCTGACACTTGGGTATGCACAACAACCTTATCAAAAGGTATTCCCAATGCTTCTAACTTGGTCATAATGCCGTTATCTTCATTAGTTATTATGTGTAGAATATGGTCACGACTAAAAGGCTTAAAAGCCCACAACGCTTCTAAAAAGCCCTTTCTTGGGTGATTACGTGATATCATAACTATGTGGTTGCCTCTTGCACGTTTAGTACGTTTATCAAACAATTCAACCAACCTACTATTTACTGCGGGGTGTAGTGCTACGATGTACTTCCTATCTATACCATACCATTTAGCCCAGTCATCAATACTGTTTTCTGTTAGTACAATTAGTTTGAAATCAACCAATTCATTTAAGTGTTCGTCTAAAAACGCTTTTAGTTCCAAGTCCCTATCTGTTTCGTCTTTAGTACAAACATCACTATTTTCAACCCAAGTAGGCGGGTCAAACATTGTAATATAAACAGGTTTCCTGTATTTCAATCCCAGTCGTAAAGCACACATAGACGCTTTAGCAGGACTACCAAAGTACGCATTGGCTTCTATATCTAACACATTAAAGGCATCAGAACCTAAATGGTCGGGATATTTATGCCCTATTAACCTTATTTCTGGTGTTTCGTATAAATCAAAGTCGTTTCTAAATATAGGTAGTTCGTTTGTGTATATTACCGTTTTAAGATTAGATTCAGCCAACATTAATGCCTGTAACCAACTATGATACCTACCACCAGAGTAAAAGTGTATGTCTTCTGTTAAAAATGCAACATCGGGTTTAGTATCGGGCATTATTTCGCCGTTTATTTCTTTTAACACTTTAGCCAACTTTTTAGCCGAGTGTTCTGCCGTCCAGTTTTCTTTAGCCCATTTAGCACCTGCCTTGCCTTTTGCTCTTGCTTCGTCTTGGTGTTCGTACACATAACGCATTTGCTTTTTAAGTGATTCTAAATCGGGTTCTACCATTCTACCCACATCGCTTGGTACATAGTTTGTATATACTGCCGGACAATCACCTTTAATATCTACTTCATAAAAGTAATCCGGATCAAAGTATTCTGTCATACCACTACCATTAGGTATTATTACAGGCAAACCTGTTGCAAGTGCTTCTAATGGAGTAAGCCCAAAACCCTCGCCCCTACTTGGAAACACAAACGCATCTGCTTCCGACAATAGGTTACGCATTTGTGCGTAATTGTATTCGGCTTTTATTACATCTATGTTTGGATACTGGTCCTTTAATAAAGGAAATGGCGGTTTAGTATGTATGGTCTTAAACACCATTCTAACCGGCTCATCAACACTAAACTCTTGTGTAAACGCCTTAAAAACCAAATCAAACCCCTTACGTATGTTAAAAGCATTATAATGTAAAAAGGTAAAGACATCGTGTTTTTCTCGTTCAATATACTTGTATTCTTCGTGGTTATACCCCAAAGGCACAACTGTGGTTTCTATGCCACGCGTGGCAAATGATTTCTTACAGAACTTACTAGGAACAATTACCTTGTCAGCACGTTTCAAGTGTCTAACCCAACTACTAGGTATGGTAGTACTTTCAAACATTGAGTATATTACCTTAATGGGCGTCTTCATTCTGTCGGCAAATACGGGTGTGTAATAACACATACCTATGTTTTGTCCGCTTTCCTTTTTACTTACATCAATACCGTATTTTTTTAAGTACTTCATTAAATAGGATTGACTTTGCCCATAGCCGTCTGGTCGGTCAGTTGAGGTTAACAAATACACTGGCAAACCTGTGCCAGTATTCTTTTCTTTTTCAAATGTCTTGGGCTGTTCATCTAATAAAGTAAAACCACGCTTCAAAAGCTGTTCAACCTTACTGCTTGAAACACCCACGATTTGCCCAGAAGGATTGCGTATAAACATCTGTTCTTTTTATTATACACAAAACGCCCCACCTTTGAAAGAGGGGCGTTCTGCTTTATTAAATTGTTAGTACCTTACGCATCAATTGCGGGTTGATGTGCTATTGCTACCATCAATTCTGGTCTAATGGTCTTAACTCCGTAGAGGATATCAAGCGTACATTGTAAACCAAGTCCTGATTTATCGTATCCAATAGTGCTTCTAATAGCTAACCCACTATCTGCGTCTTGAACAGTCATCTGGCTTACGCCGTTTCCGTTACCCCAGTCGGGTAATGGTCTAACTGCCAAAACAAGAGCGTCGCTACCGTAAACGATTGGGTAATAAGTATCAGGAGATGTATCTGTATCAATACCTACAACCTGTGATTCAAACAAGTTGATACCTGCTAACTTGGTAACTGAAGCGTCCAATAACGGCTTGTTATTACCAAATTGACTTGCGTCCTCAATACCAGCCTCATTTAATATATCTTCTACTGCGTACTCATCAAGCTGTGCGAACATAGGTGCGAACTTTGGTAACTTGTTAGTTATTAGAGTTCGTCTAGCTCTTACCAATGCTTTTTTCCAACCGTCAAAAGACGATAGTTGGAGTGTAGTACCAGCGTTAGAATATTCGTCTGCGATATCCTGCTCAACTTCTTCTGCTATAACTGCTACTGCGTCTTTAATGTATGCTTCTAGTACGTTAGGAATAGACACGGCTTTGGCTACGTCTTCAATTAAGAATGTAACCTCTTTGTGTTTATTCAAAACAACCTGTACCACATCATCATCGGGTGCTTGAACAGTAACGTTGGTTTTAGCGGTTTTATCATAAACTGATAAAGTGCCTCTAACAGGAATATCTAATGTAGTACCCCTTGATGCGAAATCGCCAGAATAATCTTTCCTAACGGTTCTAGCAAGGTTTAGGTACTTTCTTAAATAATCAAGTCCCTCGTTTGCTGACCTAACCATTATTTCAGGTATATGATTAGCAAGTTCGGTTTGTCCTACTGCTGTATAATCTGCCATATTATTATTTCACCACCTTTCAACTTTGTGAGTCTTCGGGTGGTTTAACACCCTACCTACTCGTTATAATTTATACGTCCTTCTTTTTTTGCTTTTTCAATTTCTTCCTTATGCTCGGTATACCATTTGTTGTCCCTTGACTGTCTTTCTATTTCTGACCACTTCCAAAACTGTGCTTTGCTTCCTGTATCAGCTGTGGTTGGTGTACCGATGTTCTTTTTATCGGGTTCAGCGAGTAAGTATGGTTTAGCAGTTAGTAATTCAGACACTACGGTGTTGGCGTTTGCTACGTTGCCCTCTGCGTCTAATTCAATAGTATTAAGGTCAACCAAGCGTACAACATCTTCAAGGGCTTCCTTCCGTACGCCCTGTGCAACTGCTTGTGAAATAACAGCTTGTCTTTTTGTCTGATTAACGATTTGCTGTTTTAAGCTCTCGTTTTCAGCTTGGTACTTGTCAGCAAGTTCCTTAAACGCTTCTTTTTCTTTTAACTTTTCTTCTTCGGCTTTGGCTTGGTCGGCTTTTAACCTCTCAAGTTCTTTAGCTTTTGCAGTTAAATCCTTAAAGCGTGGGTGCTTAAATGCAAGTTCCCATTGTTCGTCTGTTAATTCTACTTCTTCGCTTTTAGATTGACCCTTCGGTTGTTTAACGTCTTCCGTAGACGGGGTTTCTTCTTTTTTTTCTTCCATTTTCAAATTCACCACCTTTCACTTTTTAGCGGGGTTGTGTCCCCGTAAGTAGTTACTATGTATATTATATCCTTAATTGGTTAGATAATGCAACACCCGTGTCAATTAATATCTACATTTGGAATAATGGTTCTTCAACCATACGTATTTCTATAGGTGCTGGTAGATAACGGTGTTTGCAATTAGGGTGCATTAGACCACTCATTTCTGCTTCCGCAACAGTAGGGTAACCTCTGGTAGCACCGGTCATTGACAGAATTCGTCCGTCCCACGGCTTACATAAATCGCAACCACCACCGTGACTACTAACCTGTACCAAATCGTACCCTTCCATTTTTAACCTAGTAGTTATACCCATATTAGTTACTTCACGCATACGAGTACGGGCTAACATTTCAGCATACACATCTAACTTCCACTCCCTACCGCCTTTGTCTACTATAGCTGTAAAATCCTTTGCTAAATCATTTACTATTTTGTCTTTTAGTTCTTTTAATGTATCACCTTGCAATTTACCCTCAATAAATATAGCCTCTAAACGTGCCTTACGCACATCAGTCATTACTTTTTGTGTAGCAATAAAAGTACCTCGCAATGCCTCACCATAATCATTTAAGGTGTCGCTTATTATGCTATTTAATTCAATTATTTGTTGTTCGGATAGTTTGCCTGTAGCTGTTAAACCAGCTTTACGCATTGCATTGGTTACTTCCAATTGACTGCTGGTATAGTGCCAACGTATTTCTTTT